TGCCTCTCGTAGCCGCTTATGATCTTACAGGCTGCCGGAGCGATGAAGAAAGTTTTCGCCACGTCTGCTGCTGCTACCTGAGGATAGGTTACGACGAACTTTTGACCGGGAACGAATTGTCCGGTTGTGAGGGTTAGGGTTTTACTGGCCGGGATGGTTACGTTTCCGGTTGGGTCGATGACTAGGACTTCTGAACCATAGGGGCCTACACCTATACCCCCTTCTCCAATTACCTTGTCGTAGTTTGAGTAGCCCATGAATGAATCACTCCTTAAGATAAGATAAGGCAAGTATTTCTACCCGCCTGTTAAGACTAGAAGCTAGATGCACCGGATAGTCCGGGTGCGGAGCAGAGGATCGCTTTCCATGAGTTACAGGCAGCAGCGTAGCGACTTCTTCCTTGGAAGATATTGGCATCTGTCGACTCGTCCACATAACTCTTGGTTGTCAAGGGAATACGGTCAAGCCAAATCAGGGCTTGGTATGCCTCATTAAAGGATGAGTCCATAAGAATCCAAGACTCTGCCCCTGTAGTTGTTCCTGCCAACGCTGTTAAATAGGGAGAAATTACCACATTCCAGCGATTAAAGTGCATTGATACCGCGTTGTTAGAGGTGTTTGGGTTCATGTCTGAACCAATAGCCTCGTAGACAAGCTTTTTAATACTTGCCTTATCCGGGATGATAATAGTGTCCGGGGTAACGCTTAGAATATTTGAGTCATCATCCCGGAAATAGTGCATCTTCTCTTCAGCATAAGAAAGGTTGTCGTAACTGAATGCACCGCCGTAAAGATTAGACTGCGCTGCCGTACCTCCGGTAATCGAAGGGTGATCGGTAGCAAACATTGCCTTGCCATCAGCACCAGCAATATTGAAGTTCTTTCCCCCAAAGCTCATGGTTGTCAGGTTTCCGTTATTCAGAATTCCAGCCCCAAATAATTCCTTAGTGCGGTTATAGGACAACATAAACGCAGAAGCACGACTCTTGACCTTTCCGAACTTGGCATCTTCAATCATTTCCTGAGTCACGCTGAATTGATTTTTCCAAGTCTCAGGCTCAATTACCTTCGAATAACCTTCTTGCATAGAAGACTCCGGATACTTACCCGACTCCCCGACAGGAACGAAGTTTCCGAGAGACGTTTCGCTAGTGTACTTATTCGCAAAATCCTTTGTCTCGTCCATATAGAACACCTTGTCAATGATGCTCATCTTCTGGAACGCTTCCTCTTGCTGTTCTAACATCATCTTAATTGGCTCCTGCGACTTACCGAAAATACTGTCATTCACTCCACTTGCTTTACTAAAAATCATTTCCTTCACTCCTTAAATTTCAATAAAAATAGGACTCCTCATTTCGAGGAGCCCCTCACTGATTCAACTCAACCTACCTCCGGAAATAGCCCTTCACATTAGATGTCGTAGTAGCCCCATCGGTCGCGCTAATCTCGAACACTCCACTAGAACTTGTTGCCGTCACCAATAGACCATCGGTATGCAACGTCACCTTCGTACCAATAACGGTAACAGCCACGGTCGCCATACTTTGTGTAGAAAACTCCAACGTCTCGGTCACCCGGATAACGGGCAATGGAGTAACGGATGTTGCCTCGGCAGTACGATCGCATATCGCAATAAACTCCGGCGTTGCGGTTGCAGCGCACTTCGTTAATCTCCCGGACGTTTGAGAAAACGCTTCCCCCAAGGTTGCGCCCTCATTATCGGTCAAAAGGTAATACTCAAAAGGCGGTTGTGTACCGTCTAAACTACCAACTACTTTAAAAGCCATCTAAATCCACTCCTTAATTTTTACTCGCCTTATAATGCTTCTTGTACTCATCCATCGACTTACCCGGATTAAACTTCTTATACATCTCCATCACATCATCCGGTATCCTCACCGTATCCCCTTCGACTCCCTTGCCATTACCCCTCACATGGTCCTTCGACTGAATGTTGTTGAGCGTAGCTTGTTTAGCCGCCTCAACCTTTCTCGCCTCGATGTTCTTTCTCTCGACCACAAGATAGGCCTCATTCAGCGTTAACCCCGTACTCCCATTCTTCCATTTGCGCCAAACATCAAGGGGAACGTCTGCTACTCCTTTGATCTCTGGATACTCCTTTGTCAGCTCATCAAATGAGTTAACGAGAAAACTATCTTCCTGCGCCCGAATAGCTGCTTGTTTAAATTCCCTTGCCGCCTGAAGGTCTGGATGTTCGTCTACGAGCTTCTTGACCATGTCCGGGTCAATACCCTTAGCTTGGTATTCCTCACGCCTTAGAGCCTCTTCAAACTGCTGTACGTTATGGATTCCGTGCGACTTGCCGTATTTCTCCGCCACATCAGCATCGGAGAATACGCCGTACTGCCCGAACTTCTTGGCAATTTCGATATCCCTTTGGTGTTGCGCCTTTGTTTCAGCAACAAGACGTTCTGCGGCCTCTAATTTACGCCTATTTTCAGCGAAGAAACGGTCTTGCTCAGGTGTTTGCTTGGGCTTGGTATCTACCTCAGTCGGTGCATCAGTCGTTCCTTCACTTTGACCCGCAATAGGCTCTGTGGACTCTGTCGATTGCTCAGTAGAGGTATCTGTGTTTGATTCTGTGGACTCCGTTGAAGTTGTCTCTTGGGGTGTGGCGACATCCCCGCCTGCGCCACTATCTTCAGCAAAAAGCTGTAAGTTCATAGGTATAAATGATATTTTTCTCATTATTAATCTCCTTGCGTGAACAGCCGCCGCCGTATTGCCTGTCTAATTCCAGGAGTCAGCCACTACTAGGCATAAGAAAAGACGGGTTCGCATTACCCGCTTTTAGCCGTTATGAACTTATTTCCCGGAACGAAGGTCTTTGCCGGTTGACTTCTTAGGCGCAGCATTCTTTTTGTCCATGTTGGTTGCCTTGATGTACCCTGCGCTGTTTTGTGGAATTTTCATTTTGTCTTTCATTGCGTTCACCTCCTTGAATAAAGATGGGTAAAAAATAAGAACCTTATCGGTTCGTCAGTTAACCTGTGGATTCGATAAACTTTAAATCCTTAACAGTTATCTTATCCTTACTTGCAACACTTTCCCTTCTTTATTCCGCTTTTATAAGAACATTCTCGTTCGTCAGTTGGCTTTATTTAGCAGTTCAAGTCTTGTTCAATATCCCTGAAGTTATCTCCGAAAGTGAATCCAATAATCTTAATTCCGGAAAATGTTTTCAGTGTCAAATCATCATTGTACGCCCTTTTGTAGTACGCAAACTTGCTGTCGAAGTTTCCTTTTCCATTTATAATAACTTCCGGAGAAAGAAACCCTTCCATCTGAATCAAAACACCAACATACCTCTTGTCTTGTTTATCGGCCTCGTAGAAACACTTTTCAAGGTTATCAATTGTTAACATTTCTTACCACCCTTTCCCTTGCCCTTTTTCGGCATCCCAATCCCTGGCATGGCCTTAGCTAACATAATGTCAATCTTGACGGTTGGCTTTTTCTTTACGTCTTTCTTAGCCATTACTGTTGACCTCCTGCGCCATGAGTTGTTGCACAATTTCGATCTTCTTCTCTTCTGGAAGTTGAGCAAACGCCTGTCGCTCTTCTTCGCTCATATGTTGCATGGCTTGCTCTAGGACTTGTTGAACCTGTTCCTGTGGGCTTCCTTGCGGTTGAGGTTGTTGCGGCTCCATAGGCTGCTCTGTGGCTTGTGGTGGCATCTCTTGGGGTTGTGCGGGTTGTTGCGGTGTTGCGTTAGGTTGTGGCATCTGCAATAGCTGTCCCATCTGTTCCGGTTGTCCTCCTTGCGACTTGATCCCCATCTTACCTAACATTTGGGATTGAGCGTCAGGCATTAAGTCCTCGTAATTGATGGATACCTTCGATTCAGGTTGTGCTGGCGGTGCTTTTGCCTGTGCTTCTAGCTGTTTGTTAATGCTGTCGAGGATTGCTTTGGCATTAGGGAATTTTTGAGCTACTAATTGAGTCCACAGAACAACAGAAGCCGGGCCAGGGTTATACGCTCCATACTTCAGCATTTCTGTCGCTTGATTGAATAACCACATTTTGTCTCGCGGTAATCCCGCCCCTGCGTCTGCTTGAAAGATAAAGTCTGTGTTGTAATAAAGTTCTCCAGCCTTGTCACGAACAAGAAAAGCGTATTTATTAAAGTCACCGAATGAATCCTGTCCATTAGCATCCTTTGTTACGAATGGCCGAAGTTCATCGTAGAAAGCAAGCTTAAACTCGAACATGGTTTGGTACATGTCCTTAAATGCGGCGTACTTGTTTGATTCCTTTGAGCGAAGACGGCCGGACGCTTGCTGCACTTGGATCTGCTTTGCTAGACCGGACACTGCCGTTGAATCTGATTTACCTTGGTAGGAATTTGTGATGCCAAGGGTTGACTGAGCTGCCTTGTATTGTTGTTGAGCAAAGGCTAGGTCATTGCTTATATTTGCAGATAGGTTCTTTACATTGAGTGCATTCAGCTCAGGCTGAGTACCCCTAATGATGCCGTATAGCTCGTTGGACAGATTAAACCTGTGCCCTTCTAGTGCCGTTACAACGACTGATCCGCGTAAAATCTTTTCTTCAATAGTAGAGACTACTTTTTTATAGGCATCCTGCTGATCCCGGATAACATCGACATCGGATTGCCCACCGAATGCAAAGTTAAGGGGGATGTTTTCTCGGATGATTAGAGGGTAGCGAGTTGGGGTGAAGTAGGGAACTTTTGTGCCTACGGGTAGGACTTCGCCAGGTTGTCCATTGACAGAGGAAAGTGTTACTTCAGTGCCAAGTTCTTCAAACTCTTGAATCTTGCCGTCGATGCGTCTTGCATAGAAGTTTTCCATATCTTCAAGGATTTCGTCCTCGCACCAAACGAGCTTAGAAACCTCTCCATCATCATTCTTATACCAGCAGACAATCTCTGTTACCATGTCCGGGTTGTTTGGTTGAGTGGTGTTACTGACTAGGCTAATGTTGGGGAATTGTTCTCCTACGTTTTCGAGATCCACGTCGTAACGCTTTTTGATGTAGTTCTTTGTGACTGAACTCAAAATGAAAAAGTAATCCATCTTTTGAAGGTCAAATACTCCTGGTTGAGGAATAATTCTTTTGGGATGAATCGACTCTATCTCCAATTCCCCGCGGTAAAGATGATGCCTGAAGTCCGGATTCCAACCGACTAGCATAGCGGAGTAGCCCTGCACCGGAGTTATGCGCTCGTTTATATCATTGATTGCGGTCATGCCGAGTTCTGTTATGTCTGCTGTTAGGGAATCTTCGATCATTGTGGCTTGTACTTCATAGCCAGGGAGTTTTGTTCGGACGGAGGGTTGTGGTATTGTGGAGTCAACGCCTGTCTCGATGAACTCAAGGACTAGGTTGACGACATTGTTCGCTTGCTTGCGCTTGCCACTCGATGAACGGGCATTCACATTGCCGTCAACAATTTTTGTGCCAAGGTAGATGGCTTCTCGCTCGTCTCTAATTGCCTCGTCGATGCCAGTACGAGCTTCACTAAATTTGTCCTGGAATTTTTTCAGCTTGGCTTGCTGTTCGGATTCTTCTTTCATGGAGAGTTTTTTGTTTTTAATCTTAGTGATGATTTCACCCCCTAGCTTTTTGAGTTTGTCTAAAATTTGAACCACCTCCTAAAAATGAGCATAAGAAAAGACACTCGATTGAGTGTCTTGAGTTTTCTTTATTTAGACTAGGGATAGTTGTTGGATGCCATTTTTGTATCCGAGGTAGGAGAGGATTTTTTGTTCTTTATCTAGGGTATATGTAGATTGTCTGCGGAACCATGTTTT